GTAAATTTTCAAAAGCCATTAAAATATTCTTAGATACACTTTCTTCTGTGTAACTAAACATTTTGTCGTCTAGTTTGCTTTCAATTTGTTGTATCTTAATCGCTTGGTCTAAGTCCTCACCTGCCCAGTCCATCTCCATCAACATCGCACCGCCTGCGTTCTCAGCACCTAAAAAACTTTCAATAGTTTTCTTTGTAGTGTCGGCTTCATCCATCATATCCCTATATTCTCTATTAGGTATACGATTACCAGAACCATCTATAATATATTCTGGAATTTGGTTGTCAGTTAAAGGTCTTGTAACCACTAAAGTCTTACCAAAAAAGCCTTTTCTTAGTAATTGATTCTTATATATTGAAGATTGAGCCTCAGAGTCACAGTCATTTATTACCGAATCTATCCTAGAAAGTGGGTAATAGTAATTTTTATCGTAGTTAATATAAAGGATTTGACCTTTATATTTCTCAATACCGCCAGCATTTTCTATTTGATACCTTACAACGTCCTTATTTTTATTAAAAACATCGATAACGCTAATATTATCAACCTTTGGCTCTGACCATTCGTCGCTTATTAGTATTTTTCCGTTGTATTTTTTGCTATCTTTTTTGCCTATTCTGACATTTTCAAAAGGAACAACCTTAGGATTGACAGGTTCTAGATTTAAGTTGTAACTGAAATGAATAGCTACACCCCTAAATTCTGAGACGCTATCCGCGACATCTAAAGCGAAATCAAAAAACTTTTGTTCGCTCTTACTATTTATAACTAATTCATCATCAATACCAAATCCTTTACCTATAATATACTGAGTTAGTACAGATAGTGCCATTTTAGCAGTAACGCTATTATTTATTAATCTATCTACACGTTCGGGATAAGAGTTGTCTGATCCGTTGGTGTATATCTCTAGTTTTTTATCCCAATTTACTACTCGTTTAACGATGTCTAGTAATTGAGTTCTTACACCTTCTAACATGGGTTATTTTTTAGATTTTCTACTACGTCTTTGCTTTGGTTTTGCTATAGTTTCTTTTACTTCAACCTCTTGAACTGGGTATTTTGAGAATAAATCACTAATATCAAAATCTGATTTTAGTTCTTGGTAACGCTTAATTAACTTTTCAGCATAAACATCTGTAATATTTCTATTTGTAACCCTTATATTAGAGCCGAAGGCTAAAGGAATACCCTCTCTTTTTTTGTGAAGTCTATATTTTGAATCATTTTCCATGTCGAAAATTAGATTTATGTAGTTATTGTAATATTTTGCGATGCACTTATGGCATCCAGCGTTTACAAATTCGCCTGTTAATTCTGAGTAGTCTTTTAAAAAGTATTGTAGGTATCTAACACCCTCACTATTTGAGTTAGTAAGGATGCTATCTATACCTATATCAAGCCAATTAAGCCTGTGCAAACTTGGCATCGAATGCTGCCTTAGTTGTTGCGTAATCAGTCTCTAACAAAGTGTTAGGTAGTTTAGGCTCTTCAAATCCTTCTGTAGATTCTAAGCTGAACTGTAAAACACCGTCGTTTTCGTTTGAGTTCCAAACCGCAGTCAGTAATTCTAAGCCACTCTCAAGACCTAAGATTAAAAAGGCTTCTGCGTTAGCCGCACCTTTAAACTTTCTGTCTATAATAGCAACGTACTTAGAGCCTTCTGCCATTATGTTTACTTGCTGTTTGTTTGCTGCTGTAACGTTAAGCACCACACCGTTAAATACGTGCTTATGTTTGTCTGAGCTAAACTCTTTTTTAATCAACTCGGATGATGCCGTGTTAATCTGCTTTACACCTTGCAAAAGAAACCCTGTTTTACCTGTTAACAACTGAAAATTAGTAACTATGTCACCATTTGCAGCGTCAAAAGTAATTGCTGAGATATCAATATCATCAACATTGAAAAGTAAAACATCGGTTTCCAACCCACCTACTGGCGAATTGTCGCAATCGTATAAAATATCTGCTGTAATTAATCCATCACATGCCATATATTAATTGTTTTTTAAGGTTAAAGTAACTGCGTCTAGTACGCAGCTACTGTTAAATAATCTTCTAAGTGCTTCGCGTCAATTGTATAAATACCATCAATTACGTTTACTTTGTTGTATCTGTCAAAGAAAGCATCTACTGTACCGAAGTCACCATCTGCTAAAGTTGCAACAGGAATGTTTGAAGGTATAGTTAATACCGCTCTATTCGGTAAGTTGTAAACAGTACCGTCATTTTCATAAGCAGTAATTACTCTATCCCAAATATCCATCTTCACAACTTCAACACCTCTGTAAGTAAGTGTAACCTTACCATCTTCGTTAATCATTGTGTTACCTGCACCGCTATTTTGTACCGATTCTAAATCGTTTAAATAACCATCCCATATAGTTCTAGTAACATAGAATTTCTTATCGTCCCTTCCTAGTAAACGAGAGTCAGCAGAATTATACATCGCCTTCAAGTAAGCAATTGAAGCACCACTTGGTAATGCTTGTGCTGCATAAGATACACCTGCATTCTCAGTAATTGAAATGTAGTTAGAATCTGCACCGCTTACCTCTGTAAATATCTGCTTAAACAATCCGTCGAAAGTATCGAAGTATCCTTTATCTGTTCCATTAGTTAATACACCACCATTTGCCACTGTGTCAGCAGCCGTGTCGCTAAACCAAACTTTACGTAGTAAGTTTTCACCAAATCCATCAATTACCTTAGCAACTAAGAAGCTGCCTAAAGTCGATTGAGACCCCTCGATTACATTGTAAAAGTCAGGATTCATCCTTGACATTTGACGTAATAATTTGTCTTGTGCGTTAACGTCAGCCGAACAGTGCTCTAGTCTGAAATCCTCATCTACTGGTGTCCAAAACTTTTCTGTTAACGTTACACCGCCAATTGCGTTAGGTGTACAACCTGTAACGGCTTTACCCATAAGTCCCATACGACTAGCAAAAACTATCTGCTCGTTATACTTAATTCCTGTTTCGATGTCGTGCAACTCGTTAAGAGTTGGATCACCGAAAGTTAACTCGTCGATTACTTTCGACCAGTCTTTTAATTCCTCTGGGTTAAATGAAAACCCACTTGTTATTCCTGATGCCATATTTTATTTTCTGTTTTTTAGTTTTTTTAATGCTTTTAAAGCAGGTGATAATTCATTTACTACCTCGTCTTTTTCTTTTTTAGTTTCAACCTCAAATCTTGATGTAATTTGTGTTTTGAAATCTGTAACCTCTTTAGTTAAATTAATAACTAATTCCTTTTGAGTTTCTAACTCAGTTTCAGTTTCTACCTTAGCAGTTTTCAACTGTTCGTTTTCTAATCTCAAAGCGTCAAGTTGCGCTTCCATGTCGTCCTCTGTACTTGCTTCTTCCTCTACAATCTCTGTAAGTTCACCTGAAACAAATACAAAAGTTTTACCGTCAGGCATAACAAACGAACCCTCAGCAGGTACACCGTCAGCCGTAGCAATTGCGCCAACCGTAATTTCTTGCCCTTCTTCAATTTCTGCGAAGTCAATAGTTACACCGTTAGCATCTTGAACCATGATATTTGCTACGTCTTTTTTGAGCAAATTCATAATTTTTTCAAAACCAGAATCAATCCAGTTTTTATCATCTTTAGTCATATTATTTGTGTTTAAATTTAAGTACGCTTTTGCAACCATTGGAAGATCTGATTGATTTGAGAATCCTAGTTCTAATGCTTTAACACCATCTAGCCAAGTTTCATTCTTCAAAAGTGGTCGTATAGCCTCCTTGTCTAAGTTAACTTTCTCAGAATAAAACTTCACTAGCTTATCCTCTACAACTCTAACTTCTTTTGCATAGTCTTCTATTTCATCCGCTGTCCCATCTACACCACCCATAGGTAAGTGAATCATGAAGTTTGTGTTCTCTCTTAATACTCTTGTATCGCCTGCCATGAATATAACAGTAGCAATTGAAGCGACTAAGCCACTACCAATAGTTTTGATAGGTAAGTTTAAAGTCTTTAAGTAATTGTAAATATCAAAACCAGTATCTACAACACCACCCTCACTATTAATGTGAACGTTAAAAGAAGTTGCCTGTGGTTGTTTTTTAACTTGTGAAATAACGTCGATAAGTTCTACACCTATCTCATTACCCATGTTACCGATTAATCCTGTGATGTAAATATTACCTTCCATTATTACAAAATTAAGACTATTAACACTTTGTTAATGTTAATCAATAGTAACAAAAAAACCCTCACAAATTAATGTAAGGGTCAAACAATAGAAATGAAAAACAAAATTATGACTTCATAAATCTAACGATATTTCTTATTTGACTTTCGCTCAGGTTGTAATAGTCTGATAAATATAAATAGGTAACTGTTTTCTTATTAGTTTTAATATCTTCTAAATACGTTTCATAGATTGTTTTCCATGCTAAGAAGTGAACAGGCAATAATCCCATATTAATAAGTATTAAAAAATCTTTGTCTAGTTTCTTTATGATATCGTATCTAGTCATTTACCATTTGTTTAAATCACAAACCTCATTAACACTTCTAATCTTAGCCGATAAAGGACATTGACACTCATTGCATTTATGACCTTCAACCTCTTTTAATTCGTCTTTAACAAATATAAGTAATTTACTTTTAATATTAGACTCACAACCTACACAAATTTTAGCACGTTGTTTTGCTAATTGTTCTGTAACTTCTGACTTGCTAATAAAGTTCTGCCATCCGTTTAAAATGTTATCTATGTTATACATTTGCACCGCTTTCTATTTGAACAAAACTACTCGATTCCCTTCTTATATCCTCAACAGTTACAACAGGACTAGGCAAAGATTGTATTGCGTTTATTAGTTCTGCTGATGTTTGGTCTGAGTCTGGTATCGCTTGGGTTATAATACCACCACCCTCATAGAATCCTGCTTTACTATTACCACTACCAAAGCTATTATTGAAGTCCATAAACGATGCATAAGCACCTCTGTTAAGAATGCCAATACCCTCACCGCCTTCTGCTTCACCTATGTATTTATTACCTGCGTAAATTGGAACACCGCCTTGTGCATGTCTATTACCGTCTATTCCTGCAATACCACCCTTCTCAAACTTGACATTTGTTCCTGCGATACTTGCAATACTTTTAGCGCCTTGCGCCGCAATTACAACACCCTGAGCAATACCTTTAAAGCCACCAGTTGCAATCGCTTTTGTAATACCCTGTTGAATATTTATACCCGCTTGAGTTAACGCTGCTATTTTACCGAGTGCGGATTCCTTGCCTAGTACACCAGCTATTTGCCCAAAGGCTTTCACATTTGCGTCTGTCTTTGCCTCGGCTGCTGTTGTCTCTATCTTTGTTTTAGCGTTGGCATATTTCTGTACTATTAAAGATTCATCAGCACCTTTTGCTTCTGCAACTGCTAGCTCTTTTTGCTTTCTTATTTCTAAGTTTGCAAGGTCTAACTCTAACTTAGTATCAAATTTTTCTTGATCTAAAACCCTTTGATTTTCTAAATTAATTGCGTCAGTTTCCTTTTGCGCTTCGTCTCTGAGTGTTTGAGCCTCTTCATTTGCGACCCTGTTCTCTTCGTCTATAGCGTTAATTGCATCGTTATACTCTTGCCTAGTAATAACACCTAACTCTAACTGTCTTTCGGTGTTCTCTCTTTGCTTTTCGGATATCGCATCAATTCGCTCTTGCTCTATTCTTAAACTTTCTTCTGTAAAGAATTGTTGATTGTCAATTTTACTTTGATTGTTTTTAACAAATAAATCTAATTCTCTGTCGTATTC